TTCGCAAAATGACTCATTGGTACTGATACCTTATTATTACAACCCCAGAACCGCCCGAACCAGACGTCATAGAACTGCCAGAGCCAGCGCCACATCCGGCACCGCCGCCGCCCGTATTGGCCGAACCAGAACCGCCATTTCCACGAACAATGCCGTCACCGCCGCCACCGTTACCACCACTTGACGCATATGCGCCGCCACCCGCACCGCCACCAGCATAATAGCTGCTATTAAGCCACTGACTTCCTGCGCCACCAGCACCATTATCTACATTTCCTTGAGTACCTTCTGCTCCTGCACCGCCACCGCCACCACCATTTGCCCCGCCATAGCCTGTACCACCTGCGTTACCTTGACCAGCCGTACCAGAGCCACCAGAACCACCATTTGCCCCGCCTCCACCAGAGCCACCAGCACCACCATTATACTGGTACCCTGCGCCATAACCACCACCATTCATAGTTTGGGAGCGGAAAACTGAATTGTTACCCGCGGTTCCAGATATTCCCGAACTCGTTCCGGATGTTCCTGCACCTCCCGCTCCTATTGTTACACCATAATCAGTCGAAGCAGAAACTGAGTTTCCCGTAATTGCTTTGTATCCTCCAGCACCACCGCCACCGGCCCCCGTGCCGCTATATTGTTTATTATTTCCACCCCCGCCGCCGCCAGCAACAACCAAAAAGTCAATCGTTTTACCATCGGGGGCGCTCGTTACCGAAAACGTGCCGCTGCTAGTAAAAGTGTGGAACTTGTAATCACCACTAGTTGTTACCGTTCCACCTGTAGCCTCTATAAAAGCAATACCCCCACTTGCAGAACTGCCAAACCCTAAGACCTGATAACCAAAGCTCATGCTAGTTTCCTACCCATCGTTAGCTAAGTCTGTTGTAAAGAATATTTTAATTCCGTGCAATTGAGCATCCCCATTCATGTTGCCTTCAGAAACATCCCTTCCAAACCTAAAGTAGCACAACTCATCATCGCCGGGAGAACCGCCTATAGTTAATGCACCGCTAACCGCCGAAACATTTAACTCTTCAACGGCACCTTGAGCGGCATCTGTAACTGCAACGGCTGTTCCATAAGCAACATCAATGGTGGTATTGTTGGAAATAGCAACTGCAGCAACAGTCCAATTGACATTAGTAGTTGCAGCAATCCCAGACCAAAAAACTTGATAAGTCACTGTTCCAGCGTTCCAAGACTTAGGAAACGCTATTGAGAATTGAGCAAAACTGTCAGCGGCTACTGGAAACGCCAAAACAACCATATCGGGTCTACCTGAAGTGGTTTCAACACTAGCTAAAGCAGTACAACCATTTGACGTAGTTGGTGACATAGCGGTGGCGGGAACCCAAATTGTTTCTAAACCTGCTGTTTTAGCTACTTTTCCATCTAATTGATTTAATTCCGCCGCAGTGGATGTAACCGCAGTTGATGCTAAGGTTAATTTACCATCAGGAACTACAAGACCCGCTGCGCCACCGAGAATTAAATCGTCTGCACTTGCATCCCACTGCATAAAAGCACTGGCAGTATCTCCAAAAAACTTGACGTCATAACCAGTATCATCAACACCCACAGTTAAAGTAGCATCTAGTTGAACGGCCCCGTTAATATCTAAGGCTTTGTCGAATTTAACTGCTTCAGAAGAGTTAGTTGTAACAAACGTCATGTAAGCGTTGTCGGCTTCTTCAAAAACCAAAGCTGCTGCGTTGTTGTCTACAACTTTAACAGAACTTGCTGCGCCAAATGTCAATGCGCCATCGGCACCCGCAGACAGAGTTAAATCCCCTGCAATATCTACCGCGCCAGAAAAATCTCCTGTTGCCGCATCAAGCTCACCAGAAATGGTAATATTTCTACCACCTGAAATGTCCTTATCTGAGTCAGTTATAATAGCTTTACTTGCTATCACAGTCCCATTTGTTATGCCGTCTATCAGGTTTATGTCTGCGCCCGTTGCCGTAATAGCCGTGCCGCCGTAGTTTAAATTACCCGCAGCAATTACAATCTCGCCTGTACCCTTGGGGGTCAGAGCTATGCCGATATTAGTGTCACCGCCTGTAGCGGCAAGAATTGGATTGCTACCACTAGCGTTGTTTGTAATCTCTAGTTGATTGACCGCAGAGCCTGTTGTTTGGAACACAACCAACTCATTGCCATTAGCGTCCGCAATGAACCCGCCGTCAGCAATCTTGGGTGCCGTAAGCGTCTTGTTTGTAAACGTCTGAGTTGCAGCAATCCCTGCAATTGTATCTGTAGTCGCGGGAAGTGTTAACGTCACGTTTCCGCTGAACGATCCGTGAGCAGGAGCTTGTATCTGAGCATAATGCGCGTTGCTTGACTCGCAATAAAACTTAACAACAGACTGTGATCCACCGTTCTTTAGATCAATGACGCCCGTTGAAATGCCCACATTCGCCACATCAATACTGCCAACAAAATCAACATTAGTACCGCCTGTCGGTATAGAAATCACCGCAGTGTCCGCATCATTCTTAATGGTTATGTCGTTTGTGCTGCCTTGGCCCGTAAGAATTAAACCTTCTGCGCTGGTATAACCCATAGCGGCATTGTCACCAGCCGCCGTGTCACTGGTCGCCTCTACCGTGCCACCCGTAATTACGCCCGTGGTTGTTAATGTTGACGCGCCATCGTTAATATATAAATCCGCTACAGTGGCAGATAAAAATACTTTTGCTCCACCCGAAAGCACAATAGCGTTATCTGAGTTAGAGCTTTCTGTAACAGATCGTGTAAGCGTTGTGCCACTTGACGTATAAGTACCACTGCCAATTTCAAAATTAGAACCGTCTTCTACGACATACCTTACAGTTTGACCGTTAGTAATACCCGCTGCCGCAAACGTTTGATAGCCCGTTTCCGCACTGCCCAAGGTTATCGTTCCAGTACCCGTGGTACTGGTGGACATTTTTGCACGATTTCCAAGAGATATTGCCATGTTATGCTATCCGTATTATTGCGTTGCTTGCATCTGCCGTAGGAAACACAATGGTGAAGTCCCCAGAACTGGCACCCTTATCTGCCCCAAAGTCTAACACACAAACGGACGGATCACTGGTTGCAGCTTCGTTATAAATCAACGCGCCTCTTACAGAGGAAATGGTTACGTTGGAAAACACCTCATCCGCAAAGTCCGTCAGGGCTGTTGTGCCGCTAGTAGTGGGCGTTACGCTTGTTAAAAACTGACCTTTTGCGGTATAGTTAGTACCGCTGATCTCATTGCTGCTAGTGTATGCAGTAGTAGCCGCAGTAAAACTTGCGCTGTTGTCATACAAAGCCAACTTAAAAACATTGCTTGCTGTAGTAAAATTATGTGTAGCCGTCATCAACTCTTTTTTGAATGAAGTACACAGGAAGTTGCCCGTAAAAGCCATTACATTTTCCTTATATATTCGGCCAACTCAGGATGACCCGCTTCTTTTATTGCATTATATACCGTAGTCCTGTCGCTTTGAATAGCCTGTTTCATATAGATGACTAGCAGCTTCTCAATGCTGTCACGGTACGCGATAGCTTGGTCACGTAATGCAGGGTGTGCGTCTTCTGAAAAAGCCACAATCTTACCAACGCAGCGGTGCGCCACTTCTTCCGCCGTAAACCCGCGATTATCCGTTGTTTCAACCTCAACCTTAAACTCTCCGAAAGACATATTGTTCATGTTCTAGCTTTCCTGATCGGACCATAACGATACTCATCTGCAATTTCTTGGCCTTCGCCCAGGTTTTTAAGTCTAGCAAGGCCCTCTCTAAATCTACCTTCGTACAAGGTCATTAGGTTTGCATCGCCTTTCATGTATGTGTACGCCTCAGACAAACACCCGTACAACAAGGTCATTCTACCATCATCGCTTAAAAAAGAAGTGGTTAAATCTTCACCAATAGCCGACAAGACGCCAGTGGCGCCACTGCTAGATCCGGTAATTGTTTCTCCTACAGTAAACGATCCGCTAGGTATGGGAACATTTAAAACAGTTGAGGAGGTTACGTTTGTTACTGTTGTAGACTGACCACTGGTGGTTCCCGTAATAGTTTCACTTGATACAAAGGTTCCAGACACACTGGTCATTGTTAAAAGAAAGGTGCTTGCCGTAAGGCTAGTAGGTCGATAAAAATACGCCAACTCAACGGCGTACCCAGAATTAGGAGTTGGACCTATCAAGAAGTTCTTATCGTCAAATTGTGCGTAGTATATAGGTACACCCGTTGTTGTTGGATCAGGAGTGTACGTCTGCACAAAATCTAAGTCTTTGAACAACAGAAAGGTTTTAGATCCACTTACCGAAAGACTTAATGAAAAGGGCGCTAGAAAATCAGACGGAGCGTTTAAAAACTGGTTACCCGAAGAAACAACCCCCGAAACGTTTCTTTGAAACACCGATAACTGAACATTTTTTAAAATTCGTTCTTCCGTCATTTCAATAAACAACGGCAAGTTACGAACAAATCCCGCCTCATCGTTGTCCGTATAATCCCTAATCGCGGTCTTTAGGGTTGTGTATGTAAAGCTCATGTTGTCACCGTAACCTTTCCAACAGAGCCTTGAGCGATAAGGTTGTTAGGTGTTAATACCCCATCACCACCGCCAAAACTTCGCAAGCCAACAGGGTTAAATCCGTATTGAATATTTCTTTGTGCGTCTAAATCGGACTCAGGCCGAGGGTTCTTCAAGGCTTGAGGATCGGGTCCAACCCTAGGAGGAAAGAGTTGCGGGTGCTTTGTTTCAAACTCGTCCTTACCTACCTTAGCTCCGGTCCACTCAACACGCATGTCTTTCAGACGATACCGAAATCCGGATCGATCAGATATTCCGTAAGCGTTTTTGTCAGAGGCGTATGGCATACTAGACCCTCAAGTATTGGAAGCTAGGCTGTAACTTTAACGGAACTCGATCTTCATCCTCATCAGACGCTCGTTGGAACTCTTCCTCATAGACAGTCTTTAGCATTTGAATACGATCTGGCGTTCTCTTCATTGCAATGTAATACGCCAAGCCAGCTACCATACAAGGATAAAACCTAAACGGCATGTCCGTTGTATTAACCAGCGTATCTGCATCATCAATGCGACGAACATAATGGTAAACCAGTTGATCTGTAGAGTTTTCAGGTGTTGCCCAAAGGTTTATGATAGGTGTAATCTGACGATCAAAATAAAACTGGCTAGGCCGACCCTGAGTAGTCTTGTCAGGAAGAGTGACATATTCCCCACGACTAATTCTTGTAATCTCAAAGTCTGTTCCATCTCGGCGCAACACAATCTCTAAGACATCAACAACGTCCGCGGCCAACGTTACTGCGCTAGTCCCTTGCGTTAAAGTTACCGTTTCTGATTTAACCGTCCACATGTTAATTCCTCTGTTCGCCCAATCAGCGAACATAAGGTTTAACGATCTACGAGCGGTACGAGCATCATACCCAGTGCGAACTTCAATCCCGCAGCGTTCGTATGCTTCTTCGATGACCTCACCGACATCGAGGTTGAAGTCCCTGGATCCTGATACTGTCATGGCCTTAACTCATATGTGGTTTCTGGTTGGTTTTAACCATTACTGCGCCACCGTTTTTGTAGCCCATAACCTTGCCGCCCATTGCCATGCCCTTGGACTTTACCTTGCCACCCATTGCCATGCCCTTGGACTTTATCTTGCCGCCCATTGCCATACCTTTGGCTTTGACCTTACCGCCCATTGCCATACCTTTGGACTTTACTTTACCGCCCATTGCCATGCCCTTGGCTTTGACTTTACCGCCCATTGCCATGCCCTTGGCTTTGACTTTGCCACCGTTTTTCATGTAGCCCATTTTGTTGCGAACCGATTTAGGCAGTTTTTTCAAACCAGTTTGATCTTCTGTAGGTTGTTTCATGTCCGTACTCCTTTAAAACTGACGCACTGCGCCTTTGGTAGTCTTGCGCCTGTCGGCCATTATCGCCCCGCAGCCTTTCGCGACCGCTTCGCCTTTTTTGCTTTTGCCTTTGTATGGCCTTTTTGCTCCGTTGATTTCAATGTCTCCACCGAGACTATATCCTTTGACCTTGGCTTTTTTGGTGTTGCTGACAACAGTTTTTCCTTTTCTGCCAGCCGACTTTTTTTTCTTTGCAGTCGCAGCTCTATCTTTTTTAGAAAGAGAACGTGCTTTAGCCGCTGGAAGACATCGGTCAGGGTTCTTCTTGTCTTTTGAAGTACCGCACTTACCCTTGATTTTACCATCGGTCCCAATCCTAACCCAATTCTGATCACGCCATTTCTTTAGCTCACCCATCTAAGCCTTCTTCCTAGAAGAATTAACAACCTTTTTTAAAGTCTTGGCTTGCCCAGCATGTAGCTTTGAGGCTTTTTTTAAACCTTTTATAACTTTATTAACTTTCTTTTTATTGCCCTTAGTTAAACTCATTTCTTCTTCCCCTTACTACCCTTAGCATAGTTTGGGTCTTTGCAATACTTAGATGCAGCCATGTTCGCATAAGCAGAGGGATAGGTGTCAAAGGTCCGTTTGGCCCAAGCCTTTCCCGCAGGGCATATCTTACTGCCTTTGGATTTAGCGGAAACACCACCGCCCTTTTTGTAGTACACAAGCCCCTTCGGAGTTTTACCGGGTGGTTTTGATACTTGCTGTGTCATCTGACTTCTGGATATAGCCATAATCACGCTCCATGTACAACTTTATGTACGATATCTCTGATGCAATAACCTCTGCTTTTTTATCTACAGAAATCAAAGTTTTAGTTGTCCAACTTGCCCAGCTATAGGTAACCGCGCCAACCCCGCCAATAAAGGCCGTAGCCACGATAACTATGAACTGCTTACCTAACATTTCCAACGCTTCCTTGCTTGACGAAGTCTGCTGTTTGGATCCTTTGCAGCCTTCGGAAACTTCTTCATCTGTCCCGCAGAACGAGCGCAATAAGACTTGCGCCTCTTCGCGTCCTTACTGCCCTTCTTAACCTTGCCGGTAACCGCAGTCTTTAACTTAGAACCAGGGTTGGCTCTTCGATGAGCCGCAACTCCAGCCTTGGTCATCCCCGCCCCAGACTTAGTGGGGCGGTAATTCTTTTTTGTGCGCCTGATCGGTTTATCACCCATGACGATTAGTACTCTTTACGCATCTCAAGAATGATAGTGTACGTGTCGGCGCTAGTATGCCCCACCGTGGTAAACAAAATGTCACCGGTCTTTCCAGAACCCGAGTTGTTAGTCAGACCCCCAAAGATAGTGTAGTCATGATTGCCGCTTTGGTTTTCACCTAGCTCAATACACAGAATGTTAGTAGTTGCATCCCATAGGATTTGCACCTTCATTCCAATACACTGCCACCAGATGCGCTCTATCACTACTCCAGTGCAGGCTGTGCCGTCAGAGTTAGAGGCCAACGCTGAAACATCAACCTTCTTTACCGCAGACTCGCCTGAACCATCAGAGATGTTAGTAAACTTTTGAATGACCTTTTTTGAGCCATCAAAAAGCGTTTGTGTAGCTACAGCATCAGCCATGTTAAGCTCCTATAAGAAAGGCGGGGCGTTAACCCCGCCAAATTAAACATTAGGCTGCGAAAACAAACGTACCTGTAGTACCCGCGCCGAGATGCTGGAAGTTATACGAAACATTCCACAGACCCGCTGTTGTGCAGGTGAAGTAGATATATGAGCCAATGCTCATAAGGTTCGTAGTGGCGTTAGCAGGAGTAAACTTCAACAAAGTTTCGCCAGCCGTGGACACATCAAACGTGACCGCGCTGCTTGTACGGCTTTCTATAATGCTGCCTGTCTCATAAGCATCGCTACCCGCGCAATCAAAACTCAGGAAAGCAGTGCCACCAGTAGTGTCTACTGACTGAGCGTGTATGCACACGACACCTACTGTCGCAGCGGGAAGAGTGGTGACCTGCTGTGCCCCACCCGTAAACGGGTTGATATTAATTCCAGCGACATAGGTAACAGTGCCAGAGGTGGCTTTAGCCGTAACAGTAAGACCACCTAACGTGGGCATTCCGCCTGAGAACACAGAACCAGCAACCGTTAGATCTCCGCCGATTGTAGCGTTTGTTCCGTATGTGGAGTTAGTGGTTTCAACGCCGGTTGTAGTGGCAACTGTAATGTCTTCAAAACCGTTTTGCGAACGCACTGGTCCGCTGAAAGTAGAATTACCCATGAGTATCTCCTGTCTTGGGTTAGTCAGATGCTTCATGCACCTGTCAGGGATACCGTGATTGTACAATACGTTTAAACAAAAAGAAAGGGGCCATCCGAAGACGGCCCCAGTTTACAATACAGGGAGGTTGTATCGCAGTATTATACGCCAGGAGATCCAAAAACGCAACGAGGATCTGAGAACCCAAACGAGTAACGCTCACGGGCTTTAAACCGCATGTTACCAGTGTCAAAGTCCGCTTCCATGTTGGTTGAAAGAGGCGTCCGCTCAAAGTGAATGAACCCGCGAGGAGCATCGGTCAAGACGTAGAACGCATCTGGATCTGTCAAGAAATCGTTGACGGCGTAACCACCGGGCAACATTCCCATAGACCGGATTGCGTTTGTATCGTTGTCCGAAGTACCTACCCGAAGTTCAGTGTTGAGTATCCGTTGAGCTACAAACTGTAGCTGGCGCGGGATAATCATCTTCACACCACGAAGAGCAACCTTTAGACCACGCTCGTCAACAAAACCAGCGATGTTGATAAGAGCGTCCTCAAGAGAGGTTTCGTTCAAATCAGCAGCTGACACGTTGTCAAGAGTTCCACCGTTAGTCAGTGGGTGATCCGAAGCACAGAGAGCTTTACCGTCACCACCTGCTGAAGCACCCGCAGTAAACGCATTGTTAAGAACCGCAGCGGCCTTAACTTGTTTACTGTGAGCCATCGAACGAGCAAGGGCTTTGGTATAGCGAGATCCAAGACGATCATAGAGATTGTCCTCGATTGCTTCTTCCGTAATCGAGAAGGCCAATGCAAGAGTTTCGTGATTATAACGAGCGGTGTACGCTTCGTTGGCATCATCAAAACTAATTGCTGCACCTTCCGCTTTAGTGGGCGCAGCGCCAAATCCACTGAGCATCACCTCTTCCTCGAACGCTCTGTCCGAAGATTCGGTTGTGTAGATTTCTGCGTGTTGACCCTCGTACCGGTCGTATTCCATTCCAAACAGTGCGTTTAGGCCGGGTTCTAGCTCTTTCGCTAGTTGTGCGCGAGAAATAGCCATTATCTATACCCTTCCTTATACGCCAGTTGTTGAAACAGTGCCAGCTGCAATGGAGCCTGTCGGCGCATTGAAGTGGTTGTTTAAACGAACGATTAACGGGATACCAGCAGCGGTAAAGTCGCTATTTTCTGGGTCATCAAGAACACCCATAATACGACAGAACAACGTGTTGGTGGTTGCGATGGTATTTAAATCCGCAGTTGCAGAAGAAATACCAGTAGTAGTAGAACCACTATTACCTGTAGCTAACGCAATGTTAGCAAAGACCGCAGCACGAATTTCTGCCTCAGTGTTTGCCGCAGCAACAACGTTAGACGTTGCAATGGTAAACAGTTGAGCAGGGTTATCGTACAAGAAAGCCTTTACAGGAAAGTTAGAGTCCGCTCCAGATCCGGGCCAAAAGTTGGAAAAGATCTTTTCACCGGTAGTAGAAGACACGTATTCGCAGCCGTTAAAAACACCAACCGTAGAAACGTTACCGCCAGCCGCAGCTTGCAGATCGTCAATGACCCCCGCAGCCAACGGAATAACCGCCATGCCTTGGAAGATCGGGTTGCTGTTATCTGATGCGATACGATATTCAGTTGTACCGGTGGTGTTAGCGGCCGAACCTAAAACACCATACGGGCGGAACCCGAAAGCGACATTAGAATTTGCCATGATAGCACCTCAAATTTTAATCGGAGGCTCTCCCTCCGAAAGTTACACGGGATTGCCGTTTATTACTAATCGGCATTGAAGGATGTTGCTCCTTCATTAAGTCAGAATCTACAGCGACCATTTGATCTCGGGTCTGTAATCCGTAATATTCAGCACGTTCTTTCGCTGTTTCTTCAGGCAGTCTGCAAAGCATTAGTCCACCGTTACCGATTATCCCAACATACTGCCCACTATCGATTGTGGGGTACTGATAGTCGGGGTACTCATCTGCACGAACCGGTTCCCATCCTTCACGAAGTTTTGTATAGACATTTGTTTTGTCTTCTTCGCCTCGCATGGAAATCCTAATCCATCTTTGTACATACCCTGGAGGACAGGGCGGAGCATCTAATCGTTGGGGCGGAGCCCATGGTTTACGCCGCTCAGTTTTTTCGCGAGTTGAGCTTTCTCGAGTTTTTCTTTCAGCCATGGTCTAATCCTTCACAAATTTTGCGTATTCAGCGAGAGGGACGTTAAGTTTCTTCGCCATAATAACTTGCCTCTGGGTCAGCCTGACCGACTTAGTACGCTTCTGGTTAGTGTTACGAGAGGCTGAGGATGCAGCAGAAGCGACCTGGGCACCCCCTCCCGATTTCTTAACGGCAAACTTATTTGGAAACTCCGAACGCATCCGCCTATCTACCTCTGTATAGTAGTCATCGGACGTTGGGTCAAACCCTTCTTGAGTAACCATCCTATTGTGGATAGCAAACACAGACGCCGTCATTACGTCATCGTCACCAAACCAAGTGTTTTTCTTAGCCCAAGCATCTGCTTTAGGATCTACTTGTGGTGCCTGTTGTTGTTGAGGAGCGGCCGGCTGTTGAACAGGTTGTTGCGCCTGTTGTTCTACCCGCTGTTTAGCAGCGGCAAAGCGGCTTTCATCGTACTGAGCCCTGTTTAAAGCCTTTTGCGCGGCCAACATTGCTTCAGTATCGCCCTCGTCCGCGGCTTGAAGATATGCTTTCTCCGCAGCGGAAGTCTCAGACTGAACACGATTTCCGTACTCATTGAGATACCCAGTATCTAATTGTTGAACTCTTGCCTGAAGCTGCCTGTTTTGCTCTGCTAGCTTTTCCGCAACCTTAGTCGCTTCTTCTCGGCTAACCTGTTCATCACGATACCGCTGGTTAAGTTGGCGTATGCGTTTCTGCACACCCTTACTATACTCATCCAGTTCTTCCGGATCTTCCGCTACAGGTTCAGGAACAATTTCAACTTCGGGCTCTGGTTCAGGAGAGGCCTTCGCTTCTTTAGGCTCCTCTTCTTGACCCTCAATCTCAACTTCAATTTCTTCTTCTACCTCGTTAGACATGTCTGACATCATCTGGCTCCAACAATGTTGCAATTACTTCATCGTCATTAAGAATACGGACTTCTCCACCCTCAATCTTAAATCGAGATCCGGAGTATCTGCCGATGCAAACCCATTGGCCTTCTTTACACCAAGGTGTGCCTTCAAACTTGTTTTGATCCTTATATGCCAAAGGGCCCAACTTGAGAACATATGCCACAACAGTAGCAACAGTTTCTCTTTCCCGAACCTCGTCCGGTATATGCAGGCCAGAAGCTGTCTTTGATTTTCCTTGATATGGCATGACCAAAACCCGCCATCCGGTAGGTTGTGGTAATCTTTCCATCAAGGTCTTTTCCAGAAGGGAAGGGTCTAACACCCGAGCTTCGGGGGGAACATACGCTGTTTCGGATACGTCTTTAGATCGATTGTCCTTAACTTTTTTAGCTACATGTTCAGGAAGAAATAATGTCTTCGACATCGTCTTGATTACTCTCCAACAGGGTCTTGATTTCTTCTTGCACTAGGGAAAGGCCCCGAATTTCCCCGACAAGCATCTTGTAATCTTCCCAAGTTTTAACGCTACCTTGGGACATAGCGAATGCAATGTCACTCTCCCTTGCACGAAGAACTTTGTATAAGTACTTAGAAAAGTCTACTACATCCATAAGCATATCCGTATGGCCGTCTTATGACGTTGTCAATCGTCGTTGTATATATTGTCGAAGATTTTAGTAACGTCTAGCGTGTAATCTAAGTCAGACTTAGAGTAATGTATGTGTTGAGAGGGACGAAAGTCAGGAGCGCCCTCCCCCGTTTCAAACCAAGCAGGGTGCGTTACCCGCACTCGATTGTTAGGCAAAGCTACAATATTACCTGTATACTCACCCGCATCCAACAACTCCAATACATGGCTCTGCTTATGCTGGGCAGGATCATCAGCTATCTCGCTGTCTGTGTAATCCACTGTAAACAAATACTTTGCAGGATAGAACTCACTGTCTATCTTTGCCATCCAAGGACAAGGCGTTGCCCTGTCTAACTTGTAAACTGCATGAGTATGCGATGAACAATCCCAAGGTTGGGCCGAATGTACCGGCATTGGCATAGGCCACTCCTCGTATGGAGTATCCGCCACTAACGCCGTGATTGGCATTCTTGCCCACATTGCGCCACCATGCACGTTAGGTGTGTCTTCTATGTCAGCCTCACAACCAGTGAAGATAACCTGAAAACTCAAGCACCTATTAGGCATGGTGGTGACGGCAATTGCCATCGCATGTAAGAACTCCCCGTGATACCCGTTATGATTATATGTGTATTCACGCCGCACCCAGCATTTAAAATGTGGGATGTTACTTTGTAAATATGGCATTAATACGTCATACCCCTTTTGTTGTTGAATCGGACATCACCAGCGCGAACTCGGCCACCAGCGGCATATCCCTTAGACTTAATCATGCCGCCGTTCTTCAGAGCTTTGCCCTTATCTTTTTTATCGATAAAATCTTTTTGCTCCGGAGGCTTTGTGTCTTGTTCAGGACTACGCATCTCACCGTCATCATCTTTATAAGCCGTGCCGGGAGCCCCATCTGGATGCAAAATGTCCGCGACCATCTCATCAATACGCTCCGCTTGAGTCTTTTCCTTCTTCTTTTTTGGGCGTAATTTAGGTCGAAGTGATTTTTCTACAGACATGACTGTCTCCTTAATAGATAGAATGTTTCGTTGGATCTTCTAAACGTGTTGGCACACAGTACGCTACAGCGCGATCTGATAACCCAATCCCATGAGTAGAGTACCTCTTAACCAATGACTCCGCTACCTTGTTGCAGTAGTTTACCTGTTTAAAGTACATGTCATCAATAACTAAAGTGCGCTCGTCCCCATACCCTAAATACAGCATGAGGACGAACACATGCATCAGAACATGATTTCGAAATGTGGAGCATCGATAAAGGGCCTACGAGATTGAGATCTACGGGTGTCTATGTAGGAAACCATCGCATGTTCCGCCGTCCCAGGATAATCTCCTAGATCGTCAATAGTCCACGCAGCGCCCCACCGTAGTTTCACTCCCGCAGCCGCGGCGCCCTCCTTCATGGCATCAGCAATCTCGTCGTATAAGTTTAGCTCCCACCGGCCACCATCAATGTAAGCCATCAGATCAACGGCATTGCCGTCAATGTGTTTTGACTTTAGGGTTTGCGAGGCCCCTTTTGCGACCAACGCCCTCTGTTCGTCTATCGTTCTCAGACCGCAAATCACACTGAAGTCCTGTTTCGTAACGCCGATAGCGTACTTCACGACCGTTACCAGTTCTTCGTTGACACCTTCTAGCCTTGATAGGCTTCGCTTTCCTAACTTGTATCCCATAATTATTTCCCCGCATATTTAGAGATTGCTCTATTTCCAAACCAAAACGCTAACACAGCACTGAACAAGCCAGAGGTTTCTCCATCCCACATTAGATCAACTGCCTGCATCCAATCACCGCCAGCCTGCGTAACCTTAACCATAATCACAACCTTCGTGGCTACGAACAATCCGAAAAAGGCATAAGTAACAATAGGACGAACACTACCCCGAAGACCGTTGATAAATCCGCCAGCGTCGATAGATCGGTCATGCTCATACAACCCCTTCGTTTCCGCGATATCCGCCTGCTTATCTAACTCAACTAGCTTCATCTCAGAACGTTTCTGAGCAAGCTCTGTCTCTAGTTGCATCATCTCCATACGATGCTTTTGTTGTTGGTTAGCTTTAAAATAACTAAGCACCTCGGGGAGAAATGAACTCCCGAAGCCTAGTAAACTGCCTAGTAATGCCATCATTTTTCTGATCCTAACCATACGGCGAATGCGCCCGTCATGGCGCCCGTTACGGTTGCAGTCAGCGCAGTAGCTTGCGTACTGACAACATCCTGCGGCAACGACATAAACCACTCAATCACACGAATATACATAACAGTCATCACCAACATCATAAGCCGAGGCATAACCTTCCACGCCAAAAACTTCTCCATAGTCATTAGAAACCTCCTTTCAGGCCATCTAATATCTCCGATAAACTAGGGCGTTTATCCTTCTTCTCATAAAGACAACTAAAAACCTTCGGACACTCTGAAAAACTCTTCGTAGGGTAGTGATACCCCAAACCACCATAACCCGCTGTAAATCTGTAGACACAAACCTTTTGACCGTTTTCGGCTGTAAACCGTTTCCATAAGTGACACTGAACATGAGTGGGGTTGGCTACTCCCGCAAGAGCAACAGAAAGAATTAATGCATGGATCATTGTGTAACCAACATTATTAAATACATACCACCACCTAAAACACCAATTATACCAAGACTTAACGCACCAATAGCCATGTTGTTCTGTATTTGGCGCTTGGCTTCCATAGCGCGATACACCGTTTCCTCGCGTTCTGCGCGTATCTTGCGCCGCATACCCAACATCTCATCATAAGTCCCCAAGCCAAACCTGTAGTCTAGCATGAACTTAATTTCTTTCTCTTTCTCCATAAGGGTCTTCTTGCGGATCACGATATCCATAGCTTCTTGCTCTATGTTATCAGTTCCGTGCGTCTTCTTATCCAACCACGTAGGGTTTTTACGTTGTGTTTCTGCCTTGGAAATATCTGCAACAGCACAGTACCACTGCCCAAGCTGTTTGCTAACGTCCTGCATTTCACGGCCGGCGCCAACAAGCATTTTAACGCCTTTAAAGGCCGCGTTAGCTGCTGCAAAGGCTGTGACAGGATCTATCATAACACATCTCTAACTAGGGATTTACCCCCTACGAGCCATAGCTTGACGTTGAACGTCTATACGCTCCCGATTAACATCGTTCCTGTTTTGAGCGATCTCTTCAGTGCTTTCAATCCGAGCGGCATCAGTAACGGCGCGTTGCTCCATCTTAGCAGACTCAAGCATAATCTGGGCCTCGTCCTCTTGAGCCTTGCGCTGAAGCTCCTTGTCCTTGATTTCCACCTCTTTCATGCGGATCTGTACCAATGGATCCGACATAGGGTCTTGACCCGGAGGCGTAATCTCATCCAGAGTGGCTTTCATAATCTCTAGCTCTTGCGCCGCAACAGCCTTCTCCATCTCAGCAGGGTTCTGCATTTGCTGCTGTACTTCTTGGATTTGCATCTGCGCCGCCATAGGATCGATCAAACCTTGCTGTACCTGTTGCTGTACCTTTTGAACCAACTCTTGGATCTCTTGAACGATACTCGCCCTCGCCTTCATTGAGATATGCTCCTGAAGGTGTGCGTAGAACGTACCCATAACTTGTGGAGAAGTCATAATTAAAGGCGTTCTCATAAACATAACGTGAATAGCTATGTGAGTATCGTGGTCCTGTTCTTCAAAGGCCACCAGTATTTCACCCATCAAACCACGGGCGTTCTCAATAGCAGGGTCCAACGGCTTGGGCTTTGGTGCCGGCGGTAGTATCTCATCAATGTTCTGTACTTCCAACGCCTGATACATACGCCGGTATGCCGCGTGTAAGTTATGCATCTGAGGATTAGATTGCGCCAACTGCAACTGCGTTTGAGCCAAAGTAACCCGCTGCGCCATCGAGAAGATGTTAGGATCCGACACCGGTATAACATCTACCCGACCGTCAAAGTCCTGCGCCTTAATGCTTCTCTCGCCACCAGCTACATCATACGGATATTCCTGATCCATATTCTCTGCACAGATACGAGCCAGAATACGGAACTCATTCTTCTGAGCATAATGCAGCCGCTTGTGAATGGCCGACATCACTTTCATGCCACGCTCAAGCATAGCAACAGTCGTACCAACAGGTGTCTCTTGGTTCATATTACTGGTCTGTTCGTCAGCCAGTGATACAAAGCGGCGTCCGCCCTCCACCAGAGCGCCTAGAAGCTGTGCTAGAGTGGCACTAGGCTCCTTGTACGGCAATGGTATAATAGAGTCCCTAATGTTGCCCCCAGGAGCGTCTATATCACGCCACTCTCCGGGCTGTAATGGCTCGTCATCGTTGCGTAACCGCACACCCCGAGCCTTAAATCCAGCCGGCAGGTTTGCTAAAGTACCCGCATCAATCAACTGACGCAGAATA